TTATTCCCCGACTCTGTCCCGCAGTGAAGGCCGATGGCGACGCTGACGGTCATTTGCGAGGCCTAGTTTAATATATTGAACACGGATCACACCACAAGCTTTGCATCGGGTCGAGCGCATTTTGTGCCTCCTGTGTTATCAATATGTAGCATGGTCACATGTAACATAATGATATATCTATATATTAATCATTCAATGCAATGTCATGGGGCAGGGGTGGGGCAAAATAAGATAGTTTTTGGTTCAAAAGCGCTACCTGTTCCGTGTTTTTCTCTGCCATCCATTTCCCGTAAACCTTATAAACCATCTGTGCATCGGCATGGCCCATTTGTGTGGCAATAAAGTTCGGGTTTGCGCCAGCTGAAAGAGACCAGCAAGCGTAAGTATGTCTCGTTTGATAGGCGTTTCGGTGTCTCAGACCGGCCCGCTTTATATGAGCATCCCAAATTTTCTTTATCGACCCGACTGCATAATGGTCCCCTGCAAGGTAGTTTCGCCCTGTTAGTCGTGGATCAAACACAAACGTACATTCGTGCTTTTCCCTTCGCCCGTACTCCCGTAGGTTTACTTCTACTTCATGCTGTTTACCAAACCTTGTCATCTCTGCCTGACTGCGGAGTGCTTCTATTGCAGGTTCAATCAGGAAAACAACTCTGTTCGTTCCAGCCTTAGTTTTTGGCATGGTAAATTCATTTGTAGGGGTAAAGTTCCTCCTGATCATCATCGTTCCCGCTTTCAGGTCGATATCCTCCCAGGCAAGTGAAACCAACTCCCCATGCCGAATGCCGGTGTATACTGCAAGGGCCCAGATGTTCCTGATCTGCGTATGCTTGCAGCTATCAAGCAGTCGAAGAAACTCATCTCTCGAAAGAGGATCGGGGTCTGGGCGACTTCTTGTCAAAGCTGATATACCGTTAAACGGGTTTTCTGCCGTGTACCCACTCGCTACAGCAAAACTGAACATTCCTGAAATAGTGGTCATGTAGTTGTTAACGGTGGGTACCGTTCTTCCTTTTGATGGTTTATGCCCTTTTTTAGGCACCTTCCACCCGGTCAGAAGTTCCTTTCTTATCAGCAGCAAATCCTCCCTGTTAACTGAGGAAATGAACCTGTCAGCGCCGATCCTTGGCACCATGTTTTTTACAATGGACTCATAACCAACAAATCCGTTGCTGCTCATCTCAATCCGTTTGAGTTCAAGCCATTTCTCAGCTATTTCCTTTACTGTTATTTCCTTTTTCTCAACCCCAAATTTTTTCAGGTTAAGAGATTCGGGAAACTGACTGGCATAGTTGAAGTTACCCATTTTGATTGCGAAACAAACTGAACTTCTTAGCTCACCTGCCGTCTTTCTGTTTTTTGGTGTATCAGGAACGCCAAGGTTTTCCCTGACCCTGACACCTTGATAAATGAACCATATACGAAGCGATCCGCCATGGTTCTCAACGCCAGTTGGATATGACGATTTGGCCATTCTTCCTCCCTAGCGCCCAAGAGCATGTTAAGAATATCGCTTTCAGCATGAATGAGCACCTGGCTGTTTCGACGACTGGCGCTCTATCCACTGATTTATCGCTTCCAGGTTATACATACATTGGCTGTTCGGGTTTGGATCACCATCAGGTGATACATGCATATATTCTCGGCCAACGAACCAGGAGTTCTTTCTGGCTCTTTCAATTGTCCCAGAACGAAGACCGGTAATTTCTGTGAGTTTTTTTTCTGTAACCCACTTGTTAGGTACCAGTTGAATTACGTCGCTCATAAGCTCTCCTGAATCAGGCCGCGCGCTGGGCGCGCAGCTTTTTAATATGCTCACTCTGCTCCAGTTCGGCGCGTATCTGGTGCGCCTCTTCGGGTGAGAGCGGTTCGAAGTCGGTATTAAATCTGTCAATGCTTGCCGTGTTGATCCGACCCTGACGCCAGTAGCGCACCGTCTGGCTGTCGCAACTGTGGATTAGCACCGGCCATCCGTGGCTATCTGCGAATATCTGGCCGCGCTGAATAAGCTTGAACACCTGTCACCTCCGATGCTTTCCGCGTTCTTCAGCCTCTTCCTGGCAGGAGGCGCAGCGCTGACATCCCGCCACTGCCTCCCGGCGCCTTTCTGGTATTCCTTCCCCGCAATCCACACAATGAATAGCCGAAACTGCGTTATGGTCGATACGATACTTCGCTATGGCGGCTTCACGCTGCAGCTCTTCGAGTTCGTTGGCCTGATCGATAATCTCTGCGCTCATGCTGGACCGCCTTCACTCTTTTCAGCTTCAATCGCCATCTGCTCAAGTTTTCGTGAAAGCTCGGCAGACAGAGACTGGAACTCTTCCTCTGTCGCAACTGGGATCGGCACAAAACGGATACCGATATGAGCGAGGCCATTTGCGGCTTCAAGGCATTTCCTTAAATCAACGGGAGAGGCTCTGTTCATGCTGCACCGCCTTCAATGCGCTTAAACGAAATGACCCAAACCCAGGGATTGGCATTCCAACTATCTGAGCCGTAGATTGATGCCCACAGGCGCGCGAACACATCAGCTGCGCAATCGCCACTCTTCATGTCGGCGGTACTGCACCCTTCGCGTATCGCATCGACGTCACTGATACTCTTCAGTCGCTCCACGCGCACATCGGTGATTTCCAGCGTGATGCGGCTGGCCCAGCGCGGCATATGGATTGATGGGCGCCAGCGGCAATGCAGTTCATCATCGGCATCGTAAAACTCGGGCGCAGGCACGCCGTCAGCCTTGTAAACACAAAACTCTGGCGTCTCAAAAGGAGTTGAGTCTTTGCAATAGATATCCATCAGGTCGAAATCGAATAGCGGCCCCTGAAACGTCTCGCGCACCCAGATACGGTCGCCGACAGCGCCGAACGGGCACGGATGCCAGTAATCGCATACGTTCTCTGCATCTTCGCTCCAGGGCCATTTACTACCGTCTTCACGCTCAGCGATTTCAGTAGCACGAGTCTGCCTCCATTTGATGGGGCGGCGCGTCTGCGTCTTCCGACCATCCAGCAGCGCCCGCACCATCTCCCCGTTAAAAATCATTCCGCGTTCTTTCATGATTCCACTCCATAGCGGCCGCTAAGCCGACCAATAACACTGACAAATTTGACTAAACTGACGCCCATAGGCCGGACCTTCTCGTAGTGCTTGCGAAGGATGGGGGGGCATACAGCGTTCCACTTCGGTTTAGGCTTTGCGCTCATCGCTTTGGTTAGCTCTTCTGCGCAGCGACGAGCCTGGGCGCGGAGGATGTTTTCTTTCTCTTCTGGCGTCATTGGAGTGGCTCCTCATAAATCCGCTGAAGGTTTAATTTTTCAGCCAGCGCTTGTTCGGCTCGCGCGCCTGCAGACAATTCCCAGCCATGAAGCAGGTAGATGGCGTGAGCACATCGCAACATGGCCAGACATATATCCATGTATTCGAACTGACTGAGCCCATCCGGAAGCGTCGCGGGGTTCAGCACTACATGTCCGTCACTTTTGAGTACGGCAGCAGCTTCATGAAAGGAAGGGCGGTTAAATTCGGGAAAGCCGGTCATCGGCCCAGCGATGTAAATTTTCATGCTGCCTCCCGCTTAGTGATTAATCGGGCACCGAAACTCATCAGAGCATCACGCTCAACGGTAGTGAATTGGCAGTGAGTGCGCGGGTAGGGATGCCAGATAATCAGCATTGACCCTTTGTTGTTTCCGCTGACAGGCTTCCCGGATACCGGATTGATGAAAGCCAGGCGACCGCCGACGATGAATCGCACTTCGCTGGCCGTCGCAATAGCCTCCCGGAACCAGCCGACAGACGTATCAGCCGGAACTAACATCACAGTGCCGATCTGGTTTTTGGATTCTGCTGCAGCCTTCTGAACAAAGGGCGTGATATCGCTGTACGGTGGGTTAAGCCATGCATAACCGGGAGCCACAAGGAAGTCAGCCCACGGGATAGTCAGCGTGTTCTGCTGTTCCGTGATATAGCGGTTGCACAGCGCATTATCAGATGATGCGGCCGCGTCCAGTGTCAGGCAAAACTCAGCATCCAGAGCGACGAACAGAGGGATCGGCGTCTGCCAAAGGTTGCGTTGCTCAACAGGTGTTTTGCTTCCGGTGTAGTCAGTCATTGCGCACCTCTTTTCATGTCCAGCTCTTCAGCCAGTCGCTGAGCTTTTAGCGGGTTACTAACCACATCGCCCCACGGAGTCAGCCAGCCTTTCTTTTCTTTCAGGTAGGGAAGGCGCACCGCGCCAACCCTGATATCGTCCTGAGCGTGTTTCATGCTCACCTGCCAACTCTAGAACGGGATATCGTCGTCAAAATCAGGCGGGTTTTGACGGTTCTGAGCATGCTGATTGGCAGCCTGTTGAAGTCTGGAGGTTGGAACTGAGTTAGGGTTTTGCGTATAGGGGTTTGCGCCTGCCTGCGGACGCGCTCCGCCAGAGAACTGCGTGTTGCCCGGAGCGCGCTCATCTTTGTCTTTCATCGACTGCTCAAGGGCACTGATAGCTGTTGCCGGCTCGTTTTCGCTATGCTCTGCATAAGTGCGACGCGTACCTGGCTGGAACACATGGCGAACCTCGAATTTATAGCCATCAGATCCGTCACCTTTGGAGTAGAGGACTTTCTGCAGGAAGAGGCCAACTTTCTTACCTTCCAGGGCAGGGCAATGCCACTCAGTGCCTTCAGTAGTCTGGATCTGTTCAGGTTGAGCGTTCTTTACTTGCGCAGCCCAGAGGATGGCCGAAATTAAGCCCATGCCGAAGGTCTGCTGACCATCTTTCCCGATAAAGTTGATGCGAAGGTAGTTCGCTTTTGCTCCGTTACTATCAAGGCTCAGCTCAAGCGCCTGGGACTGGCTACCATCTTTTCCGAAGGTGTAAATTGCAGAGGCGATTACACCCTCATATGCGCCGGTTTCGCTGATGCCGCCAGTGCTGCCAGCTTTCTTAGCCATAGATGCTGCTTCGGTGTTCCATACAAAAGACATTGGTTGGCTCATGGTGGTGATCCTTATAATTCGGTCATAAATTCGGTGATAGCGACGTCAACGGCTTTCAGGTCGTTATCCATTTCTGTTAGCCCCGGAAACAGGTCCGGCGGCGCTTTGGCGGTGTCGTTGTCGTCACCCTTAATCAAAAAAACATGCTTCCCGTCTTTCTTGATGGCTCGCAGGACGATGGAAAAATAGCCCTCCGGCGTAAGCTTTTCGTTCAGCATCTTGCCGGTGGTCTTCATCCTGATTTTCCCTTCCGACTCTTCGGTATGAGCCAGGAAGTAAACCCGGAAGTCATCCGGAAGCCGGGTGGCCGCCATGATGATTTGCCAGACGTGATCGGCCATTTCGGTATATTTCTGATATCCGGTCTGGTATGCGCGCATCATGTTTTCGTGCTGCATAACGACCTGAAAATCGTCTATAACCAGAACCCGGCGATTCTTCGAAAGAACCATGCGGTTTATGGAATCCAGTACCGCATCCCAGGCATCAAAACGGATGATGTTTCCGCGCTGCACAGAGCCATCCGGTAACTCTTTACCGTTCAGCTTCCAGCCAGTGGCGCGGTACGGAAGCATCTTCGGAATGCATTGCAGCAGGATCACTTCGTCAGGCGTGAAGTTGCGCAGGCTGTACGACTTGCCGGAGCCGCTATCGCCAAGAATGAGCACAGGCGTTCCCATATCAGGCTCCTTTCAACCAGTGTTTGATGGTGAACAGAATGTCTTCATCGTCACTGTTACTGGACAGCCAGCGGAGATAACCCGGATCGACTTTTGCTATCTCTTCAAAGGACAGGCCTTTGTGCTTACCGAATCGGATCGCCTTCATCAGCGAAGGGCTATTTGCGATGGTGCGCATTTCTCCCATCGTCCACTTAGCCAGGCGGCCCATGTACAGCAGGAGCTCGGCGGTTACGTAGCAGTCGTATAGCGCCCGATGCGCGTACAGGCCTTCTGGCAGATAAGGCTTCAAACCCAGGCGGTAACGCATGTACTGGTTACCGTGACTCTCAAATTCCGGGTACTGGGTGCGAGCCAGCTTCAGGGTGCAAATCCAGGGAGCGTCTATCTGGGGAAGCTTTGACTTATCGAATTTTGCGTTGTGAGCAACATACGCATCAGCGCCCAGGTAACGTCCAATCACTTCGTTAATCAGTGGGGCGTCAGCGACCATATCTTCAGTGATGTGATGTATCGCCATCGCTTCGAAGCTGATCGCCTCTAATGGGCGGACAAAGTCGCTCATTGGGTTGCAGATAGTGCCGTCGACGATATCCACGCTGGCAATCTCCAGAACGCTACCTTCCAAGCTGGTCGTTTCGGTATCAATGACTCGCAACATTTTTCATCTCCGTGTGTGCGTCGTTAATTGCATCAAATTCAGCCAGCTGGTTAGCGGCGCTTTCGAGGTCTTCAGGCTGCAGGCCAAAGGCGACGATCACCCATGCCAGCGCCAGCATTCCGTTTTGTTGGCTTACCATTTCGTTCTCCGTCCAGCTTTCTGGCGCCCGGGGTGTTTGATGAAATATTTCTCAGCACACCCGCTGTCGTCGCAGAAATGAGCCTGCCGGGTGGTCATGTAATTAGTGATGGAGCGGACAACGCAGTCTTTCGGATGGCGCAGGGCGAAGCAGAGCTCGCACTGAACCGCGTTGAGGTGTTCGGTGGCAGTAGAGAGGAAAATCTTTTCCTCAAAGCTGCCCTGCACACCGCGAGAATCGACATAGTCGACCATGGTCTGAGCGATGCCAGCTGAGTTGGTAAATGACCCGCGACCTACCAGTTTCACGATGTGGCCGCCGAGTTTCAGTCGGGTGCCAGCAGGTAAAGAGGCGAGACGATCGGCGGTTAAGCGTGGTAATGGTTGCATGGTTTAACCCTCCAAAAGGTTGTGAAAATCCCGGCACCGTATTGGCTGCCTAATGGCTTAATTAAATTTGCGTTCCGGTTAGTGCGTTCCGGCCGGCACCAGGTTTGGCAGCAGCTCACGCGCTTCAAAGCACTGGCGGATATGCCGTAAGTTTCCCTGCGGTTCGAACCAGAAGGTTTCGTTCAGGTAGTCGCGAGAAACCTTCCAGGTGGCGCCAGTTTTAGCGTTGCGCATCATCACTGCACGACCGTTGTTTGGAATTGGCTTAGCCATGAAATACCTCCCATAGAGACGCAACAAACTTGAATGCCGCCACCCATACCGGAATCATCAGCAGGAGGACGATTGTCAGTGAACGAATGCCGTTTCTGCTCATGCGACACCGCCAGGAAGCAGACATAACGCACTTACCACCAGAACGCCGGCCACGATTGCGAACGCGTTTGCCAGGAACTTAAACCACTCGGATTTATCTTCTTCACGGATCATTCTTCGCACTCCGCAGATTCTGGCTCATTAAGCCATTCAGGACGGGAACCCTTGCTGATGTAGAAGTCGATAACATCCAGCAGGCGAGGGTAGAACTTCAGCGCGCGGCGGCCGTCCATTTCGGCAATGTCTCGTTTAGAAAACTGGCGCCAGTCTTCGATTTTGTGGTTCTGGCATCCGGCGCGGATATATTCTCCATTCGTAATCGTGATGGGGTATTCCATGCCCATAATGATGAAGGTGAGATCTGGCAGGTTGGCACCGCACAGGTCGGCACCGCTCAGGTCGGCACCGCGCAGGTTGGCACTGCTCAGGTTGGCATCGCTCAGGTTGGCACCGCTCAGGTTGGCACCGCGCAGGTTGGCACTGCTCAGGTTGGCACCGCTCAGGTTGGCACCGCACAGGTCGGCACCGCTCAGGTCGGCACCGCGCAGGTTGGCACTGCTCAGGTTGGCATCGCTCAGGTTGGCACCGCGCAGGTTGGCACTGCTCAGGTTGGCATCGCTCAGGTTGGCACCGCTCAGGTTGGCACCGCGCAGGTTGGCACTGCTCAGGTTGGCACCGCTCAGGTTGGCACCGCACAGGTTGGCACCGCGCAGGTCGGCACCGCGCAGGTTGGCACTGCTCAGGTTGGCATCGCTCAGGTTGGCACCGCTCAGGTTGGCACCGCGCAGGTTGGCACTGCTCAGGTTGGCACCGCTCAGGTTGGCACCGCGCAGGTTGGCACTGCTCAGGTTGGCACCGCTCAGGTTGGCACCGCACAGGTTGGCACCGCGCAGGTCGGCACCGCGCAGGTTGGCACTGCTCAGGTTGGCACCGCTCAGGTTGGCACCGCACAGGTTGGCACCGCGCAGGTCGGCACCGCGCAGGTTGGCACTGCTCAGGTTGGCACCGCTCAGGTTGGCACCGCGCAGGTTGGCACCGCGCAGGTCGGCACCGCGCAGGTTGGCACTGCTCAGGTTGGCACCGCTCAGGTTGGCACCGCACAGGTTGGCACCGCGCAGGTCGGCACCGCGCAGGTTGGCACTGCGCAGGTTGGCACCGCTCAGGTTGGCACCGCACAGGTTGGCACCGCGCAGGTCGGCACCGCGCAGGTTGGCACCGCTCAGGTTGGCACCGCTCAGGTTGGCACCGCACAGGTTGGCACCGCGCAGGTCGGCACCGCGCAGGTTGGCACTGCTCAGGTTGGCACCGCTCAGGTTGGCACCGCGCAGGTTGGCACCGCGCAGGTCGGCACGATCGCCGCGCAGGCGGAAGGACTCAACCCATACCTTATGCTCGTCTAAAATTTTCTGAAGATCTGAAGTATTCATCTCACCCTCAAGCCTTATCGCGGCTAACGGAACGTTGTTACGACTTCCCGGCGTTGCCGGTGTTGTTTGGATGAGTTGATAATGTACTAATGGTTCATCATTGTAAAGTACCAAAAGTACATTTTAATTGAATTGAAAGTTCACTAAGACTTAACGCTATGAACATTAAGTATATTTAGTTTTTATTAATATCTATTTGGAGGGCGCCGGCGTTTGAGAAGAGCCGGCGTTTTAGAGAATTAAAGATTGGCTATCCGTGCTTGCGGTAGGTCTGCGGCATGCTTCCTATTATCTTCCCAAACACGAAAACTCGGTTCATTTCGTCTTTCTCGATCGGGTCCCATGCTGCGTAGCTCTTGTTGTCTGAGATAACCAGCAGCTTGTCTTTCATCTTTTGAAGCCGCTTAACATGCGCGGTCTCATCGTACAGGAATGCGTAAATACCGTCCCCATCGAAGCTCTTAATGCTGATGTCGACAAACAGCAGATCTCCTGGCTCAATCGTTCCCGACATGCTGTCGCCGCGAACGTTGATGATGCGGATGTTTTCCGACTTGCGTCCATCGAACATAGCGCGAGCATCTTCAGGGGCGTACTCCACAGAGCGAAGCACTTCAACGAACTCCCTATTGACCACCCCAGGGCCGGCACTCATTGCAATATCTAGAACATCGATTTTAAAGCTGTCGGGTGATTGTGATAAGTGGCCTGCCTCTATGCCATCAGATGGGCTGTCACCAAGGAGGAAGGATGAAGACGTGCCAATGAGCGCTGCCAATTCCTGCAGCGTCCCACGTCTCGGTATTGACTCTCCGTTAAACCATTTGCTGACCGCTTTCGGTGTCAATTTCATCCTCTTCGCTATATCAGCTTGACGACCATGTGACTGCAAACCGGCTTTATCGCAGGCTAGCGCAAGCCTCTTGGAGAATTCTTTTCGCGCTTTTTCTTCCTGAACCATGGGTTCAATCATAATACCACTTGCGTGAACTATCAGTTCCGACATAATATGTACCTACAGTTCATTTTCGAGGATTAAAAATGGCAGCATCCAGCCTCAGCGAAATCATCAAGAAAATCCGCGTACCAGTTGTCGCTAAAGCTTGTGGCCGCACCCCGAGAGCCATTTACAAATGGATCGGTAGCGGCAGCCTTCCAAGAACTGACTACACAGGCGAGACGAAGTATGCGGAAAAGATAGCAAGCGCCTCTGAAGGTCAGTACACCGCCGATCAGATCTTGGAAGTTAGCAAACCAAAAGCCGTCTAAAAGGCGGCTATTCCAAACAACACCAGAGGAACTATCACAAATGGAAAGTGCAATAGCTCGCAAGTTAGAACCGCCGATCCTCAACCCGATTGAGCTGGAAGGGGTTCTACTCAACCGCCTTTCTTCAATCGGGCAGAAGGTTTACGCAGAGCTGCTGTGTATCAGTGAATCCACAGTCAGCCGCAGGAAAGGAGAAGGGCATTTCGCTGACATAGCAAAAGAGTTGTCAGTTTTGGGTCTGCAGGTTGTCCCGCCTGAGGCGGTAGTTGTTTCCCGGCATTACCTGCAGTCAGTAGAGACGCTGGCGGATATCGGATTACGGGCTGAGCGTAAGCGGCCTGGCCCGCTGGGATGGGACTAATGAAGGGTAGAAAAGACGAAAGCCGCAGTGCTGACACACCAACGGCTTTCAGGCGAATTAACTGGATCAATTCACAGGAGTAATTATGGCAGAACCCAACACGATTCACACATTGTTTTTGCCGTTATCAATGGAGAAAGAGGTGCAGACACATCTCGATATCCCTGATGGGGTTCGTAGTGAAGGCTGGGTTTATGTTCTGACAAACCCATACATGCCAGGCATCTACAAGATCGGGATGACAACAAATGAACCTGAATTCCGGGCTAATCAGATATCTCAGGGAACAGGTATACCGGCGCCGTTTGAGGTGAGCGAGGCCTATTTCTCAGAAAATCCAAAGCAGGACGAGCAGGACATTCATGAGTACCTGTCTGACTTCAGAATCAATCAGAGCAGAGAGTTTTTCCAGTGCTCTGGAGAAGACGTTGAAGAAGCGTTCAGCGCTGCAGGGTTAGTCCGTAGAACATCGTCAGCTGAAGAGCTTGCTGACCGGTTCAATGTCGTCTGCTTCGAAACCGAAAAAAGGTTCTCTCTGGAAGAGATGCTTGATGACCTGGACCTCCACGTTTTTGGCTGCAAGTTCGCAGCGACTAAGCGCCTGGTCGAGATTGCAAAATCCTACATTGATCACTTCCAACGCCTTGGGTGCTCCATCGTTTTCATGGACGGCAGAGCAATACCGATGCTTACAGAATTTGAGCAACAAAGAAGTGCGCACATTAAAGCCTGCAATGCGGCTGGTGCGTATGGTCCTCAAAAACCATTGGAGTTTTAAATGGCCAGATCCCGAAACATCAAGCCCGGCTTTTTCACAAATGATGAGCTTGCAGAATGTCAGCCTCTGGCTCGAATTCTGTTTGCTGGTCTCTGGACTATTGCTGACAAAGAAGGGCGTCTGGATGACCGTCCAAAAAAGATAAAAGTGATGGTGCTCCCTTTTGACGATGCTGATTGCGACGTTCTTCTGCAACAACTCCATCAGCACAAATTCATTAACCGCTATCAGGTTAATGGGGACTCATACATTCAGATTTCTAACTGGAAAAAGCACCAGAACCCACACTGCAAAGAAGCTGCTAGTGAGATACCAAAACCAGTTGAAAACGATAGAAGCACCGGACAAGAACAGTGCAAGGAAGATAGTGAGGAAGACAAGAAGGATTCAGGAATAGCTGAAGTCATTGAAAATAAAGGAGCACCAGAAAAGCATAGTGCAAGCACGGTGCAAGAATCAGTGGAGAACAATTTAAATCCTGCTGATTCCTTTAACCTGATTCCTGATTCCCTTAACCCTGATCCTGATTCCTTGGATAACACCCAAGCCCCTTCCGCGACTTGCGAAGGTGACCAAGGGGCTGAGCAGGCAACTGTTCATCAGATGGCTAGTCGATACGCATTCGAAGGTTCTGTGGTTCGCCTGAATCACAAAGACTACCAGGCGTGGTTAGCCCTGTACCCGCTGATTGACCTGCAGTACGAACTGCAAAAGCTGGATATCGAATTCAGCCATGAAAAGCCGAAAAACTGGTTTATTACCGCCAGCCAAAAACTGAGCTACCAGAACAAGCAGGCGTCTTCACGGACGCCACGCAAGATTGCTAATGGGCGCCAGCCGGAAAACTTTGCAGCGAAGGACTACGGGCAGACTGAAATCCCATCATGGGCGAGGGACTGATCATGGAACTGGAAGAAAAAATCTCAACCATCGAGAAAATGCTCGAAGTCCTGAGCAATCCGCCTGAGCAGTTCCCTAATTGCGAA